TGATAATTCAGTTTACTGGTAAAATGTGTTTATTTATGCACATAATATTTACCATTAAGCATCATATCTTCCATATCATTAATCATTGTTTATATCATATATTCATTTGTATCATATCTTGCACATAAAGCTTATATGCAATGATAATAACTGTACCATTAATTGACTTTAATAGGGAAATTCTTTGCTTTAATAACTCTTTCAGTCATTTTAAGTTTACCCAATGCCATTATGTAGCTCATTGACCTTAAATCCTCTAACTCCATAGAAAACTTGTTACCCATGCTATTAAATGTCTGTAATTTTTACCATAACCTAACAATGTCAGGTCCACATTGTACATAATCATCAACTTTATAATTGATCAAGTGACAAAAATCACCTTATACTTAACTTGTACTAGCTTTTGTCATCATATTAAAGTGACTTTTACTGTACCTGCTCACAAAATTGACATCTAACTATACTGTGTTATACATTAATATATCATCACCTAACATTAATATCAATTTTATCTCATTCCAATTCTTTTTCACTATTTTTGAATGTACTGATAAATTCGTAATTAAATTGCCAAATGCAGTTTATGGTTCACCTGTACGTCTTTAATACCTAGATTTACTTCTAACTTCATCACCAACTAGATTCCATTCACCATACATGTTTTACACCCATCTTAATAGGTCTTCACTCATACCTAATCTTCTATAAACTTCTAACTCAATAGCTAATTATTCTTTATCAGTTTACTTATCTTATTTCTCCAAGTCATTTTCATAAAACCATTTAACACCTTTGCATTATTACAATATTGCATTAATTTACATTGGAGTTAAACCATCACTGTAAACTATTTTCTCATGTAGTATAGTTTTCATTCTTGATTTCAATATATTAAATACTGGTGCCATAAGGCATGATACATAATATGCATATGATAAAACAGGTCTTGGTTTTTATTACTCTTATAATACCAACACATCAGTTTTTACTAATGCCTCAGCTTTCAAATGGAACTTCACATCATGATAAGGTTTGTTAGACATTACCTTCATCCAATCTACCAACATGTTATATTTCATTTACCCATTTGTGTGACTATTAAACCATTCTTATATTGTATTATTATCAAAAGTTACTTTGTCCTAATAATAAGTTTCTAACAATGTCAATCCATTATTGGAACAATAAGTTTCAAATAAATTTTATGCAAATTGTACTGGTGGTAATGTTTTC